CAGTAGTAAGTGGTGCTGGGAAAATGAAAAGAAATGGAATAAAAGATGGCGTTCAGAAGAAAGTTAATACAGCTTTTAGAATTTTTAGTACAACAATTAGAAGTTCTAATTGAAAGATTAGATTATTCTGTTGAAATGCGTCTATGGGAAATAGAAAAGAGAAATGAGGGGTTTCCAAATGAATGGTTTGAAGAAGAATAAACCTTGTCAACACGATGGGTTTGTGTATAGAACAACTAACACAACAATAAAAGACAACGACGGAGTTTATTGTAAGCCCTGTGGAGAACAATTACGATGAGTTATATCTGTAGAACTTGTAAAGAACCATTAGATACCAAAGATTCTCTTATAATATGCGACTCTTGTTATTTCAAGTTAGCTGAGAGAGAAAATGGAAAAAGATAAACCCTATAGACCTTTACCAGACTCTTTAACAATAGGTGGCTCAGTCATAGAGGGACTTGGATTATTTTCAACACAAATAATTGTTGCTGGAACTAACTTAGGTTTAACTCACAAAAAAGACCCCGAAGCATTGCACGGTTATTTAAGAACACCACTTGGTGGATTTATAAACCATAGTGAAGACCCCAATTGTGAACTAGTATCAATAGGACCAAGATTATTTTTGAGTACAATAAAAGATATAATGCCAAACGAAGAATTAACGCTGAGGTACACGTTTTATGATGTATGAATGTTTAGATTGTGGAAGACCTTGTCCCGAGGGTAAGGTTTTGTGTGCAATATGCAAAAATTTAAGAGAAAGCTCTACTGTTAAAAAGAAGACTAAAACTTAACTTTTTGTTTTGATGCTTTTCTTGCCCTATCTTTCATAGATTTAGAAGCTTTGCTAGGGTCAGAATTCCAATCAATGCCAACAGTTCCATAGAGATTAACCCTACTGCTAATTTGTCTATTAGATATTGCTTTACATTTTTCACATTTAACCTTTGGGTCCTCGTGTATTGAGTGTTGTACTTCAAATACGTGTTCACACTTTGAACACTTATAATCATACCTAGCCATTATTTAATTGGGTATTTTTTACAAACGCTTAAGTAATCGTTTACAAATTCATCCATATCAGAAACTAGATTAGTACCACCCATTCTAAGTGCGTTCATTTGTTCTATAGTTGCTTCAAGAAATTTTTCCATTTCTATGTTTTGCAAATATTGCTTACGCTTTTGTTTATTTAGATTTATATCCATAGATATAGTCTAGTCTAAAATTGAGGCAGATGTAAAGAATTGCTTTTTATATTTGTTTAAGATGCCTTTATCTGCATCTGTAAGTACTTCTTGGTTCATTTGGTCTAATACAGACTCGTATTCTGCTTGATAATCGCCTAATCTTTCTGATTTAACCAATTGAAACTTAGAATCAGTAGTATTATCTGCAATATTTGTTGATACTTCACCAGTTGATTGTTGTGTTGAAAGTGAAGCAGATGCTGTAAATAATCTTCCAGCTATTCTTGCTGATACGAATTTAAGGTCTGCTGGGATATCTTCTGCAGTTACTTCTGTATCAGAATATCCAGCTGTGTAAGTTACAACAATATTTTGTAACCTTTGAGCTGACCAATACTGTAGGCCAGTTCTTTTAATCATTCCTAGTCCCTTATAAACTACGAAATCTTCATCATTACCCTCTGTTAATGTGTATCCATCTTCAGTAATAGAAGCAACAGATATAACTGGGACTCTTTTTAGGTATATTGAATCATCATCATTACCGTCAAATGTCTCAACTATTGATGCTTCGTAATTTAAAGAATAACCAACATAGTTTTCAATTGCTGCATCTGCTGCAGTAATAAAAACGTTTGTAACGTTGGTCTCATCGTTAGATGACAAGTCGACGCCAAGGACTTTTTCTACATCAGAAACTGTACTTAGTGCCACTTAGAGCCTACTTGTCTTCTACGTCTTCTGGTTTAACAGCTTTGTTTTCTACTTTAGGAGCTGCTTTTTTAGGAGCTGCTTTTTTAGGAGCTGCTTTTTTCCAACCTTGAGCTTCTAAATTTGCAACAGAGTATTCCATACCCTTTTTAGCTATTTTAGATGCATTTGATTTAGGTAAATCATTAGCTGGTCCCTCAAAAATTGTTCCGTCTTGTAGTTTCCAAATGTCTGTCTTTGCTACTATATATTCCATTTAATTAATTCCTTTTGTTTTGTAATGGGGGAACTTAATCCCCCATTACTAATTGAAACTTCTACTCTTAGAAGTTTGTGATTTTGGTAAATCCCTTTTGTTTGTAAACAGGGAATCCGACTCTCATTGTAGCTCTGATAGCAACTTTACCTTTGGTAAAGAAGTCAGAGTGACTGTCTGAGACAGCAAGGTCAATACCTTGTTTCATTACAACGTGAGCAGCTTCTCCGCCACCGAATCTACCGACTAATACTGTTCCCTCAGAGATTGCAGTTGTAGGAATAACTCTTAATCCCCACAATGAAGCTTGAGGTCCAGCACCAAATCCGCCAGCAGCAACGAACAATGGGTTCTTAGAACCGCTTGTGTCGATGTCACTAACAGCTGTTACTGTTTGATACCAGTCGTTTGGATGCATAATAATTGCATCTGGTTCTATGAAAGCACCAGTTCTAATGTCTGTGATTGCTTCATAGATAGCACCCATTCTATTTAATTCTCCACCACCAGAGGTGTATGTTGAATAATCGATTGAGTTAACTAGGGTCTTACCAGCGTCCAAAATACCTTCTAAGTTTGGAGCTGTACCATCACCACTGAGTAATTGTCCGTCTAAACGAAGTCTTATCATTGTTGATAGTCTTGAGTTTACATATCCTTGGATACCACTTACGTCAGCAAGCAATTCTTCTGTTACTGGCAAAAAGACAGAAATCTTTCTGATTGCAGCAGTTTGCTCTGTGAAGTCAAGTTCTGCTTCACCAGCAGCACCCTCTTCAGCAGCTTCAGCAGCACTGTTTGTGAATGTGGTTTCTTCTAGATATTGGAATGCGTTTTGGTCTGTTTCGATTTGGTCGAAAAGTCCAATAACAGCATTTGGGTCTCTTAAACTAAACTCTAAAACGCCAGGTTGTCTTAAGACTTCTGGTGGATAGTTGTTAGTTGTACCCGCACCTAATGTAGCTTTATAGCCCATTGGGTTAAATTTCACTGTTGAATCTATTCCGCCAACACCTTTAGCAATATAGTTTTGATATGCATCTGATTTAACGAATGCATCACCAATTGTTGATGTTGGAGCAGCTTCATCAGCGTAACCGCCGCTTACAGGTTCTGAATCTTCAGACATTGCTTTTTCATTAGCACTTTTAGCGGAAAGTATGTTTACTTCCTCAACTAAGCCAGAAAGTTCCTCATTACGAGCTTGGATTTCACCTTTTTGCTCAGCTGAGTACTTGCCGTCTTCGTTTGCTTCGAAAAGCTCTTTTAATTCAGCTCTTTTAGCAGCGACTTTTTCTCTTAGTTCTTTTATATCTGACACGAGAAAATGTCTCCTTATTTAATAGCTTATACTTCTTCGTCGATTTCCGCTACCGCAGCATCAGCAAGAATTTGCTGTGTTTCTGCGAAAATTTCAGAGTTATCTTCTTCCATATCTGGAGCTTCAGAAATTTCTTCAACTGGAGCTTCTGCTTCAGCGATTTCTTCTTCTTCATCCTCGACTACTTCTTCAGATGCTTCTTCAACTACTTCCTCAGAATCTTCAGAAGAATCAGAATCTTCTGCAACTTCTTCTGCTATTTCCTCAGCAGGAGTTTCTACTTCTGAAACTATCTCCTCAGTTTCAGCAGTTTCTGTTACAGATGAATCATCTTCTTTTTCATCTTCGATTGTAGCTTCTGGTTCGATACTGACGTCCTCAATGAGTTGGTCAATTTCGGCCCAAGCATCGTTCAAGTCTTCTCGAACGGCTCTAAGTGCGGAAGTTGCATTATCTGACAACTTTCTGCCCTCTCCCTTACGCAACTCGCTTATGCTAGTTGCTCTTACTATGAGGCTCTCTAATGCAGCAAGCACATCCTTTACCTCGTCTGAAAATCGGACACCTGTCAAGCCAGTATCAGATTCAGAATCTTCGGAAGCGTCTTTTTCTTCGACGTCTTTCCTCAAACTTTTCTCTATTGATGCAAGATAAGAAGCGTGGTCCTTACAAGGCATAAAGTATTCTTCACCCTCGTACATTTCTTTATGAAAACCAGAACATCCTAATTCTTTAGCTCTATCTTCTGCTTCTTCTTGTGTTTTAAATAAATCTTTAGGGGCAGCCTTTTGTGAATCTTCATAGACTGCTTCTTCGCCAGATTTAATTGCTAACGTATATGTTTCACGATTAGCACCGACTAGGACTGGGGAAACTTCAAATACAGTTAAGTCCTTTAAGAAACGAGCACTAATCTCATCACCATCTTCGCTTTTGAATTCTTTGACTTCAGCATCGTTTATTCTAAATCCAAACGACCACTCTTGTAAATCAGCCATTCCTTTAGCTAAGTGATAAGCCTCCTTGCCAGCCTCGGTATCCATAAAAAAGGTACCTCTAAATGTTGCTTTTTCGTCATCTGACTCTATGACGCCTTTGCCAATTGGCTGGTCCCACTTATGGGCGAAGACCATAGGCACTTGATTATCTTTAAATCCAGATTTAATAGCGCCTGGTAGTACTACATCTCCGTCTGTGTCGACGTTGTTGAAAACTGAAAAGACTGCTTCTACAGAACCTTTTTCATCATCAACTGCTTTAAACTCAAAATTCTTTGATTCTTTATTCAATTTATTTCCCCTAAATTACTTTCTCTAAATAATATTTTAACATTTATTTTTCACTGGTTTTCTCAGATAACAAAATCTTAGCTTTTTTCTTTCTAGCATCAACTTTTCTCTTCTGCTCGTTAACAAGTTTTTTCATTTCGCTAACTCCACCAGTAGTTACTCCACCCCACTTCATAACAGCAATAGCACCATTCAATCTATTGTTGCCTTTATGACGATTCATAAATCTTTCTCTTCTTTTAACCCAAGAAAGAACGCTAGGACTTCTATCACCTTTTTTGTATGCAGACCATTTATTGAATGCATCATTACCAGTGAAAGCAGTTGGTGGATTACCACCAGTACCAGCTCTACGCCAAATAGTCGGATAGTTTTCTTTCAAGTCTTTAACATACTTGAAATCTGGAAATTGTTTGTATTGTGAATTAGCTAAAGATATTTTTTGATTATCTCCACTCTTAGGAAAGTTAGTAATATCATCTTTTGCTTTTGCTTCTTTACGCCAATCTTTAATTTTCTTTAATTTAGAAACTTCCATTGTTACATTTCTATCTGTTTTTAAATGAGAACCATCGTCCATTATTGCCCAAACTTGCATTGTTGCTTTATCATCTCTTTCATTCAAAGATTTGATAACTCCGTGAACTGTTGATGGTGGGTCTGGGTCTTTATTTATTGACCAACTAACAGTATCTCCAACTTTAAGTTCAGAAATTTTAGCTTTTTCTGCAGTTTCATTTTTCATTCTTTCTGCATAAAGTAAAGTTTCTGCTTCTTCAGTTGATACTTTTAATTCGTCAATAACATTCTCTGCTTCTTTCTTAGAAGACAAAGGATGTCCGCTAGGAAGTAAGTCTCTATCAAATGGTTTTCTAGGGAAACTACCTTTTAGGCCTTTTATAAAAGCGTTAACTCTTGCTATTCCCCATTGTGTTGCACCTGTTACATTACCTCTAACTGATGCTGGATTAGTTCTGTAAGCTCCAACACCTCTTCTAAAAACAGCAGCTAACATTCCATAAGTAGCTCTATACTTAGGATTTTTAGAATTATGGTCTGTTACTTTTTTCTGAAGTGTCTTTTTGACTTTGGCAGAAATAGCTGGAGCTTTAAAAGATTTTTTCATATCTTCTAAGAAAGCTTCGGCCTCTGCTTCAGTTTTAAAACATTCGATTATTTTTCCATCTTCGTGACCTATAACACAGTAAGCACCATTAGGCATTTGAGCAATATATTTTTCTTCATTACGCGGTTCTTCAACCATTTGAACTCCATCTTGTCGGACTGATTCAACTGGCATAGATACTGTACTAAGAGTTGCTTTCAATCCCATTTCTTCAAGATTTATTCCCGCTTCTTGAACTGCGTTAGCTTGTTCTTGTGTAATTTGATATGGTTGATTACCTTGTTCTATTGGTACAGCAACCATATTTAGTGGTCTTAAGTAAACATCGTGTGTTTCATCTGTTTCAAGATGAGCAGCTTTTCTAGCTTCTGATATAGTTACCCATCCACCAGCTACACCCATATTCATTCTCTTAAAGGTATCGTTTTTATCTTGAGCTAAAGCTCTAACTTTATCTAAGTCATAAGCACAATAAGTGTTTAAATCATTAGTAAAGTCTGAAAGAAGTAATTGATGAGTTAACTCATTAGCTACTGTCTTCCACATTGGAATTAGTTTTTGCTCTGTAAAAAATTCTCTAAGTTCCTTTGTATTGTTGTAGGTAGCTGCGTCCAAACCAGCTCCAAGACCAGCGAGAATTGCTGGAACACCTAAAACTGCAGAAACTCTTTCTTCTGGAAGTCTTCTTAATTCTTTTAAGTCCATTTGGTCTGGAGAGAATGAAACTGGTTTTACATCCATTGGACCAGTAAGAACCATTGGAGCACCTCTATTAGCACCGCCGAATTTAGATTTATACATCTTGGCGATAGCTTCAGCTTCTTCTCTTGATGGTCCACCAGTTGCATCGTCTTTTGGACTTAAAATAACGCCAGGTACAGCCATATTGTGAAGTAATGCTGTTGCATATTGTCCAGCGGCTTCATCACCAACTAGTTCTCTTAACACAGATTTAAGGGGAGCAAATCCTCTTCTATGATTATTTGGGTCTATTCCTTGTCGGATATGCACTAAATCTTCTTTTTTGATTACAACAAACTCGCCCATTGTGTTTGCTGCACCGTAATACTCATAATGAGTAATTAGTTCATCTTCGTTTCCCCTAGGAACAACTCTATCTGGCATCATTGGGATTAGTTGTATAACTCTTCCAGAGGAGTTTCTTATTTTAAGCATATAAGCATCACCACTAGCATTAATAGCTGTAACGATGTAATGGGAAAGTAAAGAACCAGATGTGAAAGGATTAGGCCTGTTCATTAACAATTCTACTGGATGAGATATTTGTTCTTCATCTCCATCTATTTTTTTGGTAAAAATTTTAAGAGGAGGTTCCGCAAAAGAAGTAGCTAAAACATTAATACAAGCAACAACAGCAGAGTTACCAGTTCCCTCACCAATATCTTCGAGTAGTTTTGATGGGAAAGCACCAGATGATGTATTGTATCCAAATACAGCAGAATCCAAAGCACTGTTTGTACTTTGGTTATATGTTAAACCTTTAAGTTGTCTCTCTGGCGGTGCTTGCAAGTAGTCAACCGCTCTTCTGTAAAAACTTTTCTTTTCTTCTTCAGCCATTAATATGCTTCCCACTTCCTTTGACGTCGCTCTTGTATAACTGCATAAGAAACACAGTCTACGATATCATCGTGTGCTCCAACTGGGAACGTAAGTAATTCACGTTCCACGTCAGCAACCCAAGAGTACTCTTCGTTCTTCGGAAGATAAACTAATCCTGCTTCCATCTTAGCAGATAAAGGAAGTGCTCTCTGGCGTTTATCCCTATCAGCTTTTAACTCTACTACTGGAAGACCTTCTCTTCTTGCAAACTGTACTAATGCTAACTGAAATCCAGCTTTTTCTATACCTACCCATTCAAGATTATTTCTAACAACGTGTCTTTTTATTTCTGGAATAATATCTGGAGCTTCCATTCTTTTTATTGTCATATCTAAAATAAAAAGCTTTTTAGTAGGCTGATGTAATCCAAAACTTCCTATAACGGTGTAGTCAGCTGATTCTCTTGTAGAAGTTGCTAGGTCAACAGAACCAAATAAAGTTAAATCATTCAAATCATAAGTTTCACCATCAGCGTGTACTTGACCAACTCCCTCGTGAAAATATTTAAACCAATCTTGTTTGAACATCTGAGAACCCTCAGAAATAAATTTGGCTTCATACTCTTGTGCAAATACTAAAGAACCTATTTCTTTTCTAGCTGCCTCTACTTCTGATTCTTCTACTAAAGGGTTAGAAGTAGATGGAAATTGAAACCTTTGCCAATCATCTGCTGTTTCTGCTCTTTCAAATAATCTATAAAACCAGTTATCCATTCCTTTTGGGGTACTGATAAAGAGAGCAGAACCTTTTCTTTCTGTAAGAGTAGGTCTAAGAACTTCTGTCCAAGTTTCTTCTTTTACGAATGCGGCCTCGTCCATAACTAGGAAATCAAGACCCTCACCTCTTAATCTTTGAGGATTATCTGCAGAACGAACGCCAATAAAGCCACCATTGTTAAAATCTACTTGCATATCGCCAACTTTTATATTTACACCCATTTCTTCGGGAAATGATGCAGCGGCAGCTTGAATGTCTCTCCAACCTACCCTAGAAATAGCAAATGTAGGCGCAACCCACCAAGCACGACCACCAGCAAGTGCCACTTCCATACACATTTGCACTCCGAGTCTGGATTTACCAAATCTTCGGCCTGCACAAAGAATTTTCCAACGAGCATCTGAATCGTGGACTTCTTTTTGAGCATCGTGAAGTGGCGGAAAAGTTATATTGTAAACTTTTTGCTTAGTTTGCTTTGTACTTTCTAAGATATCTTTTGGCACAAGCTTATTATAAACAGCTTTTAGAGGATTATTCCTCTTCTTGCTGTTTTAGTGCTGCACCAATATCTATGAGCAAGTTTTTTTCCGAATCTGACAATTCGCCTTGTATTGCTTTTTGCCATACTTCGTTATAGAGCGAAGTTTGACTGCGATATATTGCTTTAGCTTTATTAAATTGTTTTGTTTTAAAGGTACGTTTCCACCTGTTAACAGTTCCAGCGTACACATTGCTTAAAAAGAAAAGTTTAAAAAAGAAATCTTTCCAAACAATTGGCGTACTTGAATCGTTAATATCTTTACGAGTCCAAGTGATATGACCTTTTATAGAACTTTTAAAAGCATACCAAGCTTTACTTAAACTACGATGTCTAAATAACCACCAAGTAAACGTAAGTAGGTGTGATAACCAAGTTTTTTGGTCCCAGCCAATATGGCCATACCAAAAGCCATTTTCTGCACCATTGTGCGAATGACCATTAGTAGGGTGTAATATTTCTGGATTATTTAACCAATTAGCAAACTTGTGAGCGTGCTTATGACAAAGTGTGAAATAAGGAGAATCTTCATCGTATGGGTCGATGAAGTCACCATAACCACCAAACAATTGTACGTCTAACGCACCCTCGTTATTTGGTTCTGATTTTTCCCATCCACAGCTTTTTACTGCACATTTGTACAACCAAGGATGTTCTGCTTGATGCTTTTGATATTCTGTATCTGTATTTTTTGACATTTCTGCCCTTTCTATAGTTAAATTCTTTAAATGGATGGCTCAGTATTGCTACTGAGCCTATCCAAATTTAAAACAATTAAATGCTTTTAGTGACTTACAAGGGTCGAGTCCGAAGACTTTTTTACCAATTGCTCCCAATGCAACGCTACAATTTTAAGCTGCCACCCCCCTAGCATTTCGATTTAGACAGACGACACATCAACAACGCAAAGTCAGTTTCTATAACTTACTTTCCCCACCGATGACACACCGAAATGGTTCTTATGCTGTTTTGTTGAATAGCCAGCGATTCTGCCCTTATTCTAGGATTTTTAATTAGTACTTACTTGGCCTTTTTGGGCTACCCACCCGAAGTATCCAAGCTTTCCGTTTTATGGCTCCTACTTTAAGACAGCCGATTAGCTTTATTTAATTGTTTCATACTCTATTTCATCCTGTGTATACAGACACAAAGGGAGCTAGAACTTACTTATATATACGTACTAACTTCAACAGAAAGGAGAACTAACTCCCTTTCTATCTGCATACTCTTAACTTAAGTGACGTTGTTTAAAAATGCAAGTTTATTTTCAAATTTTTTACAAAAAAAAATACAGCTCTGCCATAAGGCAAAGCTGTTGATGGGAGGGCAGTCAGCTTGAAGTGTTTCCACTTCTAGGGAAGCCGACATACCCATTATAACATTCTCAAATCCCCCAATTTAAAGAATGTCACCACCAATACTTTTTGACTTAGGTATTTCTGAAATAGCAATACATTGCTCTGTAAAACTTAATTCTCTGTTTAAGTTAAACGATTCCAAAACATCACCTATGTTGCCATCTGGAAATAACTCTGCCCATTGATAAGTTTCAAACTTTCTATCTTTCGGTGTCTTGTCTGATTTACCAATATTCTCATCATCATTATTTGAAAAGAATTTTGCAACCATAATGAACCATTCTCCTTTTGTCTTTGGCTCGGGTTTAGTCCTTTGCTCAAAGTCATTAGGATAAGCTGGTATATCATTGTCACAACCAGTATTAATACAGCGACTCACAAAGTCGTGAACACCGTATTTATTTATCTTCCAGTAAGTATCTCCGTAGATGCATTTTCCTATTTCTAGGTCACCGCATCTTTTTTCTTCCTTACCTACATCTTCGACTCTAATTCTTTTTTGTGCGTTGTTCTGAACAAAATTATACAAATGACTTAAGTTGGGTGGAAAGTCTCTTTGCTTTTTACGAATCTCATTAAAGCCCCACTCCAAATCCTGTCTAGTAAAAACTGAGAAATTTTTAAACCAACTTTCCCAGTGACTATCGTTCATATCTTCTGCTGCTTTTGGATACTCTGTATTCCACATAGTTCTAAAATCAGACATCCAATAAACTAATTCTATTCCAACTTCATCTACATCAGCTGGTCTAGAGTTTCCAACTTTCGCTAGCCTATCTTGCTTAATCTGCTCGAAAGGCATCAAATTATTTTCTTGTACTTTATCAATCTTATCCAATTTGGTCTCCTATATTTCTTCTTCTAATCCGACAAATTTTAGTTTATGTATTCTTCTTGCTTCGAGAATTTTATCTGTTGATTCTTGGTCTCCCTTGAACATAAATTCCATTAACTTAGCAAGCTCTTCATCAATTTCATCATTGTGCATATCATAATACATTTCAAGAAGTTTAGCTATGTCATACCATTTTGTTAGCTTAGGCATAAGCTCTTCAAAGTTATTTTCCATAAGCTTCTCTTCATCGATATCATTTTTAAAATCAAAGCCAGCAAAAATTATGGCAATTCTTGTCACACCATTTTCAATGTTGAAAAATAAATTAACGTGAATTTCATAGTACTGAGATTTCTCGCCCCAGTATTTCTAAATTCTTGTAGCGTAATCTTTTAAAGTTTTTACGTATGTTTGAAGATTTTTATATTCAGCTGTATAAACATTCTGAATAAAAAATGGTTCTCCAACAATATCATCCCAAAACTCTCCAGCTTCTTCTTTAATGTCTACATAGTCAAATAAATCTTCTATTTTCTCTTTTAGTTTTTTACTTAAAGGTCTCATCGTTATCTCCAATCGTATCGAATATAATGTCTTTGACAAACTTATCAAAATTTTTATTGAGCTTGTCTAAATCAACTTTAATCTTGTTTAATTTTTTTATGTAATCTTCACCAAATGTAATCATTCTTCTTCCATTCCTTTCTTTAAATCTTCAATTGCACTAGCAATTTCTTCATCAGTGTAAGAAGAGATTTTTAAATCTAACTCTTCTAAATTATCTTTGTAAGCAAATATTTCAGTTACAAATTCATTCCAGTATTCATCATCGACTGATAGTGGTGCGTCCATTCTCATCCAATATCTAAACAAAGTAAATACTTTATCGCTTTGTGCATTGCGCATAAAACTATAAAAATCTTGAACATCATCAAAATAATTAGCTGTAGTCAAGGCTTGTATAAAAGCTTGCATTAAAGGGCTTATGTGTAGTTGACTTCTTCTAGGTTTGCCTACAACTGTTGGTGGTAATTTTTGACCATTCCATTCTTTTAACTGAGAACATAATTCAATAATTACTCCCCATTGACTTGGATGCCAAGGTCCACTGACATTTTCAACAAAATACATAAGAGCGTCGTAATTTTCTTCGCTCCAGTTATATTCTTGGTCTACGATTGCCATCTTCTAACTCCTTTGCCCATTTAGGTGCATTTCCTAGCTCAACGTCAATAGCTTGTAATTTAGGTTCTGCATCCCAAATTTTTTCAGTAAATGTATCTCTGGCTGTTTGAACGTCCATACCTTTTTTACTAGCAACTGCATCTATACCTCTAAGTTTTGGACTAAAGTTAGTCCCAACAACAGCAATAAGATTGTCCATTGCTTCATCTGATAATTCTTTACCTGTTGCCCAGTTGAGAAGCGCTCTAGCATCTTGTATAACTGTTCTTGAACCTTTTGAATAGTTAAAAACAGTTTTACCAATTTTTATAGCTCCATTCTCTTCAACGTTCTGAGCCATTTTTCCATCAACAAAAGTATTAATACTAGAAGTATTTCTTTTGGCTTCTGAAGACAACCCTCTAGCTACATACAATTCTTTTACATCAGAGATTGTTTCTAATTCTGTATTGCTTAAATCTTCTTCTCCAGATTTTGCAATCTCCCAAATTAAGTCTCTCATTATTCTTCTTCCAAATCAATCATTCCAGAAATTGGAATGTTTTGATAATATTTCATTGCTTTTACAAGAACATTGTTAAGGCACTCAACATTTGATTTAGCACTTTCAAGTTCTTTTCTTTCTTTAGGTTCTAATCTTTTATAATTTTTTTTACTTTGTAAAGTTTGAACTTTTACATTAAGTTTAAGTTTCCATTCTAATATTTCGTAAATAAACAGATTGGTATCAATTTTGTTATTCATTATTTTTTCTTCTCCCCATAAACTGGAAGACTGTGATTCCAATTTATCTCATATGTCCATTCGTGTAATTCCTTTCGGAATCTTCTTCTTCTATCCATTACATAACTCCTAAATATCGTAAAGCTACTCTTAGGAAAATTAATCCCACAATTGTATAAAACACTGCTGGTCTCATATCTAACATTATTCTTCCTCCTCTATTGACTGAAACTTCATATTCATATTTGGATGAATATAATATAAATCTTTTTCTGCAGACTTTTTAGCTTCGTCAATTGAGTTAGCCAAGATATGTCTATGTCCTCTAAATCTAACTATATATTTTTTCATACGTGCCACCCTGTAGCAATCCTTTCTTTTGGTTGGTCTTCTTTGTACTGAACTTTATCCCAGTGCTTAAGATGCATTGTTCTTCTTTTGGGAATAACTACGTGTATACCCATTCCATATGGCCTGTCATACTTGTAATGAAGACGATACAGAATATTGTGTCGTAACTTCCAAGCTCTCCAAACTTTATTTGAATACACAATACCTCGTCCGCCAGCTTGAATGTTTTTAGAACTCAAAGCCCAAATCCACATCAAATGTCTGAACCACTGAAACCTAAAATCATATGATAATTTTTTGTTGTCTATTGTGACCCAAAGCTGATAAGGAAAACAAGAATGTTTATCTCTACTGAACCAGTAATTACCAGTGGCAATTTTAGCTAAGGTCTTGAATACTAACTTTTCTAACATTATTGCTTGTATCCAGTCTTAATACCTTTGCTAGTAATAGAAGATTCACTACTAACTTTTCTTAGTCCTCGATACTGCCCGCCTTTTTTAGAAGCTGCGGCTCTTCTTTGCGCTCTGTTCATAATTTCTCCTAACTTTATAAACTGTCACTCTGTAACTTAAATGACGTCGCTTGGTTTGTCAAGTATTAAAATACCCTTTCTTTCGAAAGGGCTGTTCAGTATTCGTAGTTAGGAGTAGTCTTGAGTAAGACCACAAAAAGATTGTATCACACCCACTATATGTTGTGGTTTTTTAAATGAATTTGTTTTTTGTCACACCCGTCACCTATAGTAGGAGTAATTCGAACAAATGTTCGATGTAGGCCAAATTAAGAGGAGAGTAAAATGCCTAAATTAACAAAAGAATATCAAGTATCTGAAGAGAGTGATTTATATCACACTATCAACAATAGAATGAAATCTCTTTCAGACTTGTTAGTTCAAAAAGAAACGCTCAAAGACCACAAGATTTCACTTGAGGGTCGAAGAGATAAAATAATAGAAATGAACATAGAGCACTATAGAGAAGAACCTTATGCTGTTCAAGAACTTGATGCAATGTATCAAGGAATAGACGAAGCATTTCGTTACTGGCTTAAGAAATTGGATGAGCAAATTCTTAATTTAGAAGAAATTTTTGTTTCTGAAATCTGGAAATATAAAACCAGTTTTGATGAAAAAGAAAAACAAGCTCAGAAAATGATACACGAGGACTTCGTAAATAGCTCAGAAGTACCTTTCTAGACCAATAGAACGATTTTAAGACCCCCTTTCCAAGATTGTGGGGTCTTGGTCGTCTTTACTTGAGAAAAAAAAATATTTATATTATAACCCTAATTCCTAAACATTATTTTCTAAACATATCCTTATTGTTTTATAGAGAGTAATGTATAGTTATTGAGTATAGTTCCTGGGTATAGTTAGTACGACAGCTGTGTCGCCAGGTCACGCCA